GACAAAATCCACCTCCGAAAGGGGGCCGCACGATCCCCATAAGGGACAAGCGCGACCCCCAAGACAGTAGCTAGCTGACTAAGCTAGCACTGCACCGGGGAGCCAAGTAGAGCTCGCACCGGAATACGCAATTCTGCGTATCTTTGTGCGCGTATTTCTACGCTCGGTAAAAGGCTGCTGAGAAGATGATCCTTGCAGAGCAGCCCCCATGACGGCTATATTATAGCCATGTAAGCGGTAAGCCATTTTATCGGCAACGCCGCTTCTTCGAATCTCCTTCCAACTCCAAGACATGAGATGCTTATCATACTTGGCGAAGGGAGAAGACAAGAAGGTCTCGAAAGGTACCTCTAGAGCCGTAGCGACATCCCCTTTATAGGGCCTGACGAAACGACTCACAGGAGGTATAAGCGCCTCGAGGAATTCGAGATGCTCAAAGAAGAAGGTTGCAGTAACCTCCCTCGACCTCGCGAGATTACAAAACTTGAAAATGTTTTCAACAGAATCGAAAGCATAATCAAGTGTCACGGGACGTACGTCCTTACCTTCATACCAATCTGCACCACAAGACTCGCGGAATGGACCAGTCAAAAAGGTCTTCTTCCGGTTGACTCTAAAGCCGCAAACTTTTAGAAGTTCCAAAAGCCTAACGGCCACAGACTGTCTTACGATGATGTCATCTCCATAGACACTAAAATCATGTCTTAGAGAAGCCTCATCATATACGGTCTTACAGAGCGACGCGAAGATAAGCGTCTCGAGTGGGAAGCAGAAGCCATTACCCATAGACACAAACTTATGGTAGGTAAATTCCTCACCGACCAGTCGGTAGCGTCTACTCCTAATCTGATTCAAGAAATCGAACCAGTCAGGGGGTAGTAAATAACGACAAACCTCGGTGCTCAGTGAATCACTAGCTGAGCTTAGGTCGATCGTTACAAACGGGTCAATCTCGCCCTTTAGCGAACCCTCACGGGCAAGCTCTTGGTTACGAGATTGGTCGCTCAGATCGATGCCAACTCTTTTCAACCTTTTACGGAAGAAAAGGTCAACACCTTTCTGAACGAACCCATTAAGTAACGGCTCGACTGCAATGGTACGTTCTACCATAACAGTCTTGGGCACAAATGCAATTTTATTGTAGTCAACTATGCAAACCCGTGATCGAAAGTTGGTGTAAAACAACTCAGGATCATAGGTGTAGAACTTCTTGCCGAAGGGCGTATTTAGAAGCTCGACGGCGAGTGGGTCCCCGATCATTGCTGATCTTGCATAGAAGAAAGCGCCAGACGACACGGACCATTCAGAGCATAAAAATTTGCGTGCTCTGTTTGTAGCATTCCCGTGTATTCCGATTGAGGCGCCAGGTCCAAAGCTGCTCCGGTCGTATATGTCTTTTAGCGGCGGTTCATTGCCGATGACATATCCGATCCAAGCTCGAGCTTTCGCAAGCTCGGACTCGTACGGATTGCGCTTATTAAACGCACGGAAGCGGCTGTTCACCCTTTTGCATAGGTGCTCAGCCTGATTAAACTTCCTTAAAGCATTCTCTCTCGCGCCTCCTGTAAAAACGGAGACGGGAAAGGGATACTTCCGTATAAGAGCAGCTATCTGATTCGCGGCAAAATGCTCTACCGCCGTAGAATACGACTGTTCTACGTTCGAATCAGCAAGTTTCACTAACCCGAGGTAGTCTAGAGCACGTAACCTACCGTGCATTTCGACCGCCCAAGGATAGCGAGCTTGAGACCTCAACAATCTCTCAAGGAAACTCCTCCAAGTACTGAAGGATATCCTCGAGATTTTGTTGTCAGACATACCGAGCCCGACTAACTCTTTGGATTTCATCACGATCTCCAATGGGTTTTGTTATGCTTTCTTGGCCTTCTTTTTGAAAATCAGACCAAGAAGCACCTCAGCGATAGCTACCGTTATCAAAACGGATAGCAACGCAAGGTTAAGAAGCGTCAGGAAGCCCAACGTGCTAAGCGAAATTAAGCTTAACATTAGTAGGCAATCTTGGCGTTCTTCACCAGCGTTTTGAACTCCGAGCTACTAAGCCCGGCGCCCATATCGTTGAGAAGGGCATCGACGTCGGCACCTGCAAATCCAACGGGGATACTAACGTTGATTTCACAGATTGCATCCCCAGTCGGGGTAAGTGCACCTGTGATCGTCAGCGTCCGCGTAAGTTTGGCAGAAATACGGCCTACACCACTGAACGAGGCGGTCGGTTTCGGCGCAGTCCTCTTCAGAAGGAGATCATCCTTCACGGAGAGGGTCTTCGTCGTTCCGACGTAACCCACGGCATTTACGCCGTATTGGTCAGCAGTAAAGACCTTCGTGTTCCAAGTCAAAGACATCGGGAAAAGACTCCCTAATAACGAGAAAGTTATGATAATTAAATCATACCCTTTCCCCCGGTTTCCCCATAGAGAAATTCCATGAGGGGTACTAACTTGGCACCGATACGTGCTGTCGAAAGGTCCGCAAAGGAAAAAGATTAGCAGACTACCGCACGCCATTAGGCGCACGGCGGTCAACTATTCCATCCTTCACGATCTCGGGTTCGTCACCCGCTTTCTTCAGTTGATTAGAGCCGAGTATCAGCTCTCGTACCAGCCTAACCACGATCATTTCCTCAAACACGGAAGCTTCGTCATGCCAGCGGGGGTCGATATCTCTAACCCCTTTAAAGCTGACTCGGCTTTCCACAAGAGCGTCGCGGACCACCGCGCGGATGGAATCGGAGAGGACGCCAACACTCACCAGCAAATAAGGTGAATGTTTGCCAACCTCGCCGACCTTCATACCGCAATCGATGATTTCGCTTGCTCTTTGGAAATCCGTGTTCTTTCGAGGATTTGTCATGATCAGTTGCCTCCCTTCGTCTCAACTGTCCCATTAACATAGGGCCAGCCCGCTTTGGCGTCTTCCGACGGAAGCAGGTTAAGAGTGACACGAATTACAACCCCCCTCTCTGTAATAGTTACAGAGGAGGACTCCACAGAAACATCGGAGTTCTCCACCAGAAGGTTAGGAACCTTCAGGTCATGGAGGAACATGTACTTCACGTGCTCTTTTCTCGCAGACATCGTAGACTCCTTAGGGCGTAGGCCCCGGTGAGATGAGACGTTGTTTAACGAAGGGACATGCGGGCTAGCTTTTGCCCAATTAAGGCAGCAGCATCACCAACGCGCGTTGTTTTATCAAATCGAAAATTCGACTTGATTAGCAGCGCAGCCTCTGGCAGAGGCACTGTGCGAGTTTTGGTTCTTCGTATTTCTACGAAAGAACCTTCAGGCGCAGTTACTGTGACGTGTCCAGTCGGGGGAGTAGAACCTACCGAGAACACACGAGTAATCGTGAGGTCCTCGACGGTTACACACCCTCCCAAATGGTTCACATCCAGTCTCGGGGTCATCGCGTTGAGAAAATCTCCAACGTTAATGAACCAATCAACAACGAAGCTGTACGGGATCAAATCCCACGCAGTTTTTGGTATTTGAGACAGGTCCAAACCTGCCTCTATTGCCATCGAACTACGATACTCGTCGAGAGAAACAGCGCGAACCTTTGTTTGGCTCTCGCGTTCTTCGACGTGTGAACAGCCCCAACCGGTAACGGTTGTCGAAAACGGTGTATATGACGTATTGGACAGAGTCACGCTTGCGCGTGATGACTGCCTTTGCGCCACATACTTCCGCCCGAGTTCATTCAACACAGCCTGGACATCATTTATCAACGGCAATACGCCGTATCGATATTTGAGCCACTCACCTGCAGAAAACTGCAGTATGTCACTGCCAGCAGCTCCGAGCCCTTTACTCGATCCCCTCCTGAGCAACGATTTACTCTGAAAAGAGTTCGTCAACTTGGTGAGGGACGCAAAGGGGTGTCGAAGCATGTCGATCGTCTTGTGCAGTTCAGCGACGGATTCCCATCCGCCAGCTTTACCAGACTTGACGCCGGCACGTGCTTTAGTAGCAGTTTCATTAACAGCTTGATCAACATCGCTAGGCGAATTGAGACTGGACGTAGGCAAATTTAAAGTGCCGTCCGTCCGGTACCCATACCTTGGCGAGCCCGAAAGGATATACGCGTAGTGGTTATCCGTCCAACGACGTTTCGTCGTGTACAGAGTGCCACCACAGTTTATCTTGGTGATTAAATCGGCAACGCCGCCAGCGCCTGAGTAGTAAATACTAATCTCAGACATTGACATAGGGTTAAAATAAACCCTTTTTGTGCGTCCCCGACTAAACCACCCGGGAGTAACTACGTCTTGGAAGGTCTTCACTTTGCCGGTATACGGATACTTCGTGCTATTCGTTACTTCCACGACCCATTGGCCTAATGAGCCACAGGTCAGGTTGTAAGCGTCTGACACGTAGTTCTGATACCAACTCGTGAATCCTCCTTGCGAGCGTAGTCGCATATGACCTCACTGTAGGTTGTATGAATGGAGAAGGTAGTTC